GACCAAGTTCAGGATCGTATTGATGACGCACTCCAGTACTGGCAAGATTATCATTTTGACGGACTTCAAAAAGTTTATTATATCAAAGGTCTATCAGGATCCACTATAACCGCTAGCGGAAACACAGCACCTTTTATTGCCAATGTTGCATACTTTGTTGGCGGAACTTCTGGCGCTCAAGCATCTATTGCAGGAGTTTCAAATAATACCACAATTAATGTTAATTGCGGTCAAATACCTTTTACTACAGGTGAACCTCTACAATATGTGGATACTCATGGTACTCTACAAACTTCAGGAATGACGGTATCAAACTTCCTTTTTGGTGATATAGATAAACGGTATTTGGATTTAAGTGGTTCACAGGATGCACAGGGAAATCCAATGGAGATTGTGGGTATTTCCCGTATCTTTCCTATCTCAGACTCTCAGGCAAACGTCAATATGTTTGACCTTAGATATCAACTCCGTCTAAATGAGTTATATGATTTCACCTCCGCATCGTACATCAATTATACTCTAACACAACAGCATCTACGCTCTCTAGAAATTATGTTTACTGGAGAAGTTCCTATTCGATTCCAAAGACATATGCAAAGATTGTATATTGACTGGAATTGGGGTAACTCAGAAGCACCTATTGGCCAAGTGGTAATTGCCGAATGTTACGCTGCCATTAATCCTGATGTTTATAATTTGGTATGGAATGATCGCTGGCTCAAAGAATATGCCACTCAACTCATTAAGAGAAGTTGGGGTAATAATTTAAGTAAGTTTGCCGGTTTACAATTACCTGGCGGAGTTACATTAGATGGAAAAACAATTCAAGCAGAAGCAGTAGCAGAAATTGAACGCTTAGAGAAAGAAATGGAAAATAATTTTGGCGCTCCGCTAGAATTTTTCATGAACTAATATGGCCGTTTCGCACTATTTTAACAATTATGGATCTTTACCTGAGCAAAGGGTAATTGAGGATCTTATCGTAGAATCTATTAAGGTTCAAGGATTCGAAGCGTACTATTTACCCAATGATAACGATCAAGCTCGTGATTTATTATTTGGTGAAGATCCGGTAAAAAAGTTTCAATCTGCTTTTATGATTGAAATGTATCTTTCCAATTCGCTTGAGTACGGCGGAGAAAAGGAGTTCTTTTCCAAATTTGGACTTGAAATTAAAAACACAGTTCAGGTTGTTTTGTCCAAAAGGTCTTTTTCAGAAAGAATTCCACAAAATACTTTTACACGACCACGAGAAGGTGATTTAGTTTATATTCCATTTTTAAATGGTACAGGTGAATTATTTGAAATCAAATTCACGAATCAAACAAAAGACTTTTTCATGTTAGGTAGAAAAGTTCCTTATTTCTATGAATTAGAAATGGAGAAATTCAAATACTCTCAGGAAATTATTTCTACTGGTGTTCCTGATATTGATTCTGTGGTTACCGATTCAGCTTACACATTACACCTCAATCTTGGTGTAGGAACAGGAACATATGCAATCAACGAAATTGTTTACCAATCAACAGACGGAACATATGCGAATGCTGCTACTGTTGCTGTTGTTCAATCCTGGATTCCTTCTTCTAGCACATTGTCTGTGTCCAATATTGCCGGCGAGTTTATTGATGGCCAATCAATTATTGGCAGAACAAGCACAGCAAGCCACGTCTTAGCTTCATTTGATCCTTTAAATAGTCCAGCAAACAAAGAAAACTACGACAATGCATATATTGCAAACTCTGCCTATACAATTACAGACTTTTCAGAAATTAATCCGTTTGGAACTATTTAATGGCTAATACCACATACAATCGAATCATTCGTAAACTTGTTGTTGGTTTCGGAAATTTATTCAATGACATTACTTTAGTTCGTTATAATCCAGACCAATCCGAAGCAGAACGATTTATTGTTCCTATTGCTTATGCAGCAAAAGAATTGTATGTCCAGCGGTTAGAAGGTGATGCAAACTTAGATAAAAAAGTTCAAATGACTTTACCAAGAATGTCGTTTGAAATGTCCGGACTTACATACGACACAACAAGAAAACAAAATACAAATTTTAAAGCATTTGCACAAACAAGTAACGGAGTTGTTTCACAATACAATCCTGTACCATACAATTTTGATTTTAATCTTTACCTTTATGTTCGTAACATTGAAGATGGTACACAAATTATTGAACACATTCTTCCTTATTTTACTCCAGATTATACTATCAAATTAAATTTAGTTCCTGAAATGGGAATGGTTAAAGAAATACCTGTGGTATTAAATTCTACTACACACGAAACATCATATGAAGGTCCAAGAGATACGGATCCAAGAATAATTATTTGGACTTTAAACTTTACTGTTAAAGGCTATGTGTTTGGTCAAATATCTTCTGCCGGTTTAATCAAAACTTCTATCACCAATATTCTTAATGATATTACAGCAAGCAATTCAGTTGTGTTCAATATGGCTAATACAGGTGTTGGCCATTATCAAACTGGTGAACTTGTTTATCAAGGATATTCACTCAATTCAGCTACAGCTACCGGCAAAGTTATTTTGTGGACAAACAATCAGTTAACTCTTACCAATATTGAAGGTAATTTTGTTTCGTCACAACCGGTTATCGGTGTTAACACTAGTGCAAATTATTTGTTTACTTCATATCAAATACAACCATCAGATTATGCGCAAATTATTATTACTCCTAATCCGGATGGAGCCTCCGCTAATGATAAATACACTTATACTACCACAGTAACGGAAACGCCTTACATTAATACGGTTGTTCCAGACTCATCAAAACTAGAAGGCGACTTGGTGACACAGTTTGGATTTGAAGATTTAATAACCGAAACGGGAAGTTACGACTTAATCACTAATAACTAAGGTTTTAAAATGGCAAAAACACTACAATTTAGACGTGCACCTTCAGCAAATGTATTAGCAAATACTACATCGCCAGGAGAACTTTTTGTTGATACTACACAGAACACAATTACTGTAGGTGACGGAACAACTCCAGGCGGCTGGTATTTGGCAACTCAGTACCAGTTGAACGCTAATGCTTCTTATATGACCGGTGTCAATGCTACACAAAACACCTGGATTTCTGCCAATCAAGCATTTACTCAAGCTGCGTTTAACCAAGCAAACACCAATAATAGTAATATAGTATATTTGCAAGGCGGACTTAATACTGCCAATGCTAATACAGTATATCTATCTGGTGCTTTAGCTACAGCCAATGCAAACATTGCTTATGTATTACCTAAAGCAAATAATGCAGTAGCTAACCTTGGTCCTGTAATTACTGTTAATTCAACCGGATACCTGTTAGTTTCAAATACAGTTACTTCAACATCAAATACAGTAGGTGCTTTGGTTGTTTCTGGTGGTGCAGCAGTTAAAGGTAACGTATATGCCGGCGGTTATGTTTATTCATCTAACGGTATTGGTTATCCAACAGGCACAGGTGCTGGCGGTACAGTTGCTCAAGGTACATCAAGAACAACCGGTGTAACATTAAACGCTTTATCAGGAACAATTACATTATTTACAACAACACTTGCTGCACAAACAACACAAGCTTTTGTTGTAACTAATTCTTATATTGCTGCTACTGATATGGTTTATGTTCAACACCAATCTGGTGGCACTTTAGGTTTGTATACTTTTGGTGTAACGCCTGCTGCTGGTCAAGTTACAATTTCAGTAAGAAGCACTTTGGCAACATCAACAACGCCTTCCGAAGCTCCTGTGTTACAGTTTATGGTACTTAAAGGTACAACAAACTAATACTAATAATATTTAATATGAACAATTTGAATAAAAATTTATCTGAAATATTTGATGTGACCCCAATAGAGGAAGTTAAAACAGAAAAACTTCCAACTGTTTCTGCCAAATATAATACTCCAGACATAGAGGAAGATTTAACTGATGCTTATCAGCAATCAAAAGAAAATCTTCAGGGTATTATTGACCAAGGCAAAGAAGCTATGGAAGAAATACTTAATATTGCAAAAGCAGGACAACACCCACGAGCATTTGAAGTTTACGGAACATTACTTAAAAATATGGTGGATGCAAACAAAGAGTTATTAGGCATTCAGAAACAAATGCGTGAGATGGATAAAAAGAAAGAAGTAAACAATACCACAATTGACAAAGCAATCTTTGTTGGTTCTACTGCTGATTTAGGTAAATTATTAAAAGATAATGGCCACAAATAAACAATCGTATCGTGATAATCCTCTACTCAAACGGGTAGGCGTCAAAGTAAATTATACTCAAGAGCAATTTGATGAATATGTTAAATGCGCTAAAGATCCTATTTACTTTGCCAAATATATTAAAATTATTACCTTAGATGAAGGTTTAGTTCCTTTTGAGATGTATGATTTTCAAAAAGATATGATTCGTACCTTTCATGATAATCGTTTTGTTATTACTAAATGTCCTCGCCAGGTTGGTAAAACAACTACAGCAGTAGCTTATCTTCTCTGGACAATTCTGTTTCATGATTCTCAGAGTATTGCCGTTCTTGCTAACCGAGGAAATACTGCTCGTTCCATTCTCGGTAAACTTCAATTAGCATATGAGAATCTACCAATGTGGATGCAACAAGGAGTTGTAGAATGGAATAAAGGTCGTATTGAATTGGAAAATGGTTCAATCATTATTGCTGACTCAACATCTTCAGCAGCTTCTCGTTCTGGTTCGTTTAACATTGTATTTCTAGACGAGTTTGCTTTCGTACCATCTAATATTGCTTACGAATTTATCACTTCGGTTTATCCTGTGATTACTGCTGGTACTAAAACAAAAATTCTAATTGTTTCTACACCAAACGGAATGAATTTGTTCTATAAAATATGGAATGATGCCGTTAACAAAAGAAATAATTATGTTCCATTTGAAATTCACTGGTCACAGGTTCCTGGTCGTGACGAGGCGTGGATGGAAGAAACCATTAAGAATACCAGTCAACGTCAGTTTGACCAAGAATTTAACACACAGTTTTTAGGCAGTTCAAATACTCTGATATCTGGTCTCAAACTTCAACAGTTGGTTTATCAAAATCCAGTCACGGAACACGACAAGGTGAAGATTTATAAACCTCCAGTCAAAGGTGATGATGAAAACATTAAAGACCACCTATATGCGCTCATAGTTGATGTATCGGAAGGTAAAGGACTAGACTGTTCTACATTCTCAGTCATTGATGTTTCATCCACACCTTATGAACAAGTGGCCACTTATAAGAGTTCATCAATTTCACCCATATTGTTTCCAACTGAGATTTATAATGCGGCAAAACTATACAATGATGCCTATGTTTTAGTGGAGATAAATAATACACCACAGGTAGCAGATATTCTTCATCAAGATTTGGAATATGAAAACTTGTGGAAAGTATTTACAGGTAATAAAAAACCACAACAATTGAGTGCCGGCTTTGCTAGAGGTGTTCAGTTGGGTCTTAAAATGTCGCCTCAGGTTAAAAGAATTGGTTGCTCTAACCTGAAAACTTTGATTGAAGGCGACAAGTTATTAATTAATGATTTTGATACTATATCCGAATTAACCACTTTTGTGGCTAATAAAAATTCATTTGCTGCTGAATCTGATGCAAACGATGATATGGTCATGGGTTTAGTCATGTTCGGATGGATAACAACTCAAAAGTACTTCAAAGAGATTGTTAACCACGACATTCGTAAGCAGTTGCAGCTCGAAAGTATGAATCAGTTTGATGAAATTACACCACCGGCACCAGTCATTGAAGATGGATTAGAACATCCTTTTGATGTTTGGGATGGTGATGTATGGGAAAAAGCAGATGGCCGTGAAACTTACTCTGCTTATTTTAGAGAAATTCAACGATAAATCTCTAAATATGACGTTACATAAATATCATAATGGTATAATTATTGCCAATAAATCACAATATTCAAGGAGATAACAAATGGCATTTCAAATCTCTCCAGGCGTAAATGTTTCTGAAGTTGACTTAACCACAGTCGTTCCTTCAGTACTAACTACAGCCGGTGCTTTTGCAGGAGCCTTTCAATGGGGTCCAGCAAATACAAGGATTCAGGTTACTAGCGAAATAGATTTAGTCAACTATTTTGGTCAACCAGATAGCAACACTTCCAATTCTTTCTTTACCGCAGCTTCTTTTTTAGCTTATGGTAATAATCTACAAGTAGTTCGTGCTACTGATCCAACCTGCTTAAACGCAGATTCTGGTGTTGGCACAAACATTAATATGCCTAACAAATCTGTATTTCAGGCTACATATTTAAACCAAAATAACGGTAACGCATACGGCGCTTTCATAGCTCGTTATCCTGGTGCTTTAGGTAACTCATTGTCGGTTTCTGTTGTTGATGCTGGTTTATCTCCATTTAATACTTGGACATATGCAAATTATGTTAACGGAGCTCCAGGAACATCAGCACAAGCAATTGCTGTAAATGGCGCTGGTACATGGAACGATGAAATGCACATTGTTGTTATTGATACCAATGGCGTATTTACTGGCAATAAAGGCCAAGTACTAGAAGTTTTTGCATACGTTTCTAAAGCCTTAGATGCAAAAGATTCTTTAGGCAATTCAAACTACTATAAAAATGTATTGTTTAATAACTCTAAGTATGTTTATGCTATTGATCCAGTAAATTATAGTACCACCAATTCAACATGGGGTCTACCTTTATCTGGAACAACATACGCAACATTGACTTCTGCAATTACTTCAACCTTGTCTGGCGGTACATACACCAAGCCATCCGATGGTTCTTTGACTTCGGCTTTTGGTTTATTTGCTAGTGCTTCTGATGTTGATGTTTCTTTAGTGATTACTGGTGATGCGGACATAACAGTACAACAATATGTTATCGATAATATTGTTACTCCTGCCGGTAGTCTTACGGGTAGACGCGGAGATTCAATTGCATTTATTTCTCCTCCTTCTGCAAACGTTATTAACCAATCTGGTAGTGAAGTTTCAAACATTACCTTTTGGAACACAGCGTTAGCTCGTTCAACCTCTTATGCTGTTGCTGATTGTGGTTGGAAATATATGTTTGACAAATATAACAACGTATATCGTTGGGTACCATTAAATGGTGATATTGCTGGATTGTGTGTATACACCGATTCAGTTCGTGATCCATGGTTCTCACCAGCAGGTTTCAATCGTGGTAATCTAAAGAATGTTGTTAAGTTAGCATGGAATCCAAATCAAACACAACGTGATTCATTATATGCTCAAGGTATTAATCCTGTTGCAACCTTCCCAGGTCAAGGTACAGTATTGTTTGGAGATAAGACATTACAATCTAAACCATCTGCATTTGATCGTATCAATGTCCGTAGATTGTTTATTGTGCTTGAAAAAGCAATTGCTAAGGCTTCACAGTACTCATTGTTTGAATTTAATGATTCCTTCACACAAGCACAATTTGTTGCTTTAGTAACACCATTTCTTCGTGACGTACAAGGTCGCCGTGGCATTACTGACTTTAAAGTAGTTTGTGATTCTACAAATAATACTCCACAAGTTATTGATTCTAATCAGTTTGTTGGTGACATTTATATCAAACCTGCTCGTTCTATTAACTTTATTCAATTGAATTTTGTTGCTGTAAGAACAGGTGTGGCGTTTACTGAAGTCGTTGGACAGTTCTAATAAATAATTCAACGAATAGGAGAAAAAAATGGCATTCAACGTAGCAGAATTTAGATCGAATTTGATTGGTGACGGCGCCCGTCCCAATCTATTCCAAGTCACACTTACATTCCCAACTCTTGCCACTAACGGTACTGCCGCTGGACAACAAGTTCAGTTTTTAGCAAAAGCAGCTCAGTTGCCGGGTTCGACAGTTGGTACAGTACCTTTGTATTATTTTGGTCGTGAAATGAAGTTTGCTGGCAATCGTACATTTACCGATTGGACATTGCAAATTATTAATGACGAAAGCTTTACAATCCGTAATGGCGTAGAGCAATGGATGAATTCTATTAATAGTCATTCTGGTAATCTTAGAAGTGCTAACGCTTCTAGTCCATCATCTTATGCTGTTGATGCAAAAGTTGACCAATATGGCAAAACAGGAAGCATCATTCAAACTTATAACTTTGTTGGTATGTTCCCTGTTGATTTGGCTCCAATTGATTTAGATTGGGGTTCAAATGATACCATTGAAGAATACTCTGTGACTTTTGCTTATCAGTATTGGACAAATACGAAAAGTACTACTTAATTATTTTACGAGGAGGGCTTTGGCTCTCCTCATTATGTTTTTTTTGAATTGGAATAGAATAATATGGCATCATTAAATAAATTTTCCCTCTTTGGATTTACAATTGCCCGAGCAAAATCGGAAGAAGATGCTGGCGTTCAGCAATCTTTTACGCCACCGACTAATGATGATGGCGCATTAACAATTACATCAGCCGCATATTATGGAACTTATGTTGATCTAGACGGCACAGCAAAAAATGAAGTAGAACTCATTTCTCGTTATCGTGAAATGGCGATGCAGCCAGAAATTGAAGCTGCTATTGACGATATTGTTAATGAAGCCATTTGCCAAGATGATGATGGCAAAAATATCAAAATTGTTTTGGATGATTTAAAACAACCAGAAAAAATCAAAACAGCCATTCGTAATGAGTTTAGCACACTTTTAAAGTTGTTAAATTACAATAATTTAGCACAAGACATATTCCGTAGATATTATGTTGATGGTAGAATGTATTATCACATTATTATTGACCGTGAAAACCCACTACAAGGCATTAGAGAATTGCGTTATATCGACCCACGCAAGCTTCGTAAAGTTCGTGAAGTCAAAAAGAAAAAAGATGAACGTACTGGTGTGGAGATAATGAATGTTATTAACGAATATTATATCTTCAATGATAAGGTTACTACTGGTTCTTCTAGCAATTTTGGTCCTGTTGGTGTCCGTATTACCACAGATTCCATTATCTCAGTTGTTTCTGGTCTCATGGATTCTCGCCGTGCCGTGGTATTGTCGTATCTACACAAAGCAATCAAACCATTAAACCAATTAAGGATGATTGAAGATGCTACCGTCATATATCGCATCAGTCGTGCTCCCGAGCGCCGCATTTTCTATATTGATGTTGGTAATTTACCTAAGCTAAAAGCAGAACAATATCTCCGTGATATTATGGTCAAGTATAAAAACAAACTTGTCTATGACGCTAATACTGGTGAAGTTCGTGATGACCGTAAATTCCTATCAATGATGGAAGATTTTTGGTTGCCTCGCCGTGAAGGTGGTAAAGGTACAGAAATTGCTACATTACCTGGTGGCCAAAATCTAGGCGAGCTAGAAGATGTTAAGTACTTTGAAAAGAAACTCTACAAAGCATTAAACGTGCCAGTTTCTCGTTTGAATCCTGAAAGTTCTGGATTCTCTCTTGGTCGCACCAATGAAATCACCCGTGACGAATTAAAGTTTGCTAAATTTGTTTCTCGTATGCGCAATAAATTTGCTGATTTATTTGACCAAGCAATGCGGGTTCAATGTGTTCTTAAAGGTATTTGTACCATTGAAGAATGGGACGAATTTAAAGAACATATTTACTATGACTTCATTAAAGACAATAACTTTACAGAACTCAAAGAAGCTGAATTAATGAAAGAACGTTTGTCGTTATTAGCAAATGTAGACCCATATACTGGTCGTTATTTCTCACAGTCTTGGATTCAACGTAATGTATTGCGTTTAACTGATGACGAAATCAAAGAGATGCAAGGTGAAATTGATGAAGAAAAGTCAGAAGGTTATGGTTTGCCGGTTGGCGTAATGAATGATGTGGCTCAACAACAAATGATGTCGCAAGTTCCACAACAACCAGTTAATCCAGCCGATAAAGAAGATGGTGACGGAGAAGCTCAATATGAGTCCACCGTAAGTAGATTGAAACGTATATTATAAATATTAATTTTGGAGAATAAAATGTCAGATTACTCAACCCGTAACATTATTGACTATGCAATGGATGAAGATGGCGCCAAATTTAGAGAAGCTTTATATGCTTCTATTCACGATAAAGTGACTAACCACATTGCTGCAGCTAAACAAGCGGTAGCACAAAATATTATGGCTCCAGAAGAAGTTGCACAAGATTCACAGGAACCGCCAGTTGAAAACGCTTAAAGGTTTCCTGGATTCTAAAGAAGTTATTCTACCAGAACAGGCAGAAGAATCTGTTGAGCCTGAGGTACTGACTGTTTCAGAGGAGCCTCACTTTCCGCTAGGTGGCGGAAAAGAAATAATGGCACATTCGCATCATTTGCCATTGGATCCTCCGAATGTTTTGATTATGAGGAGAAAGTCGGTACGACAGTTTCCTAACAATCAACGAGTAGCTTTATATTATGTGGATAAAATAGATAAATACATAACGGTACCATATACAGCAATGCAATGGTCAGCGTCCACGCCAGAGGAATTTGAAGCCGATGGTGAAGTAATTGAAGAAGGTGTAATTTCTCAGTTACAAAATATAGTAGAAAGCGATTCAACTAACCGGATTCAATTTGAAGATGGTAAGAAAATGATGGTAACAGTCAATTTAGCTGAGACCATTTTAAAAGTATATAGCGTATTAAATGAAAGTAATAAGAAGCAATTGGCCGAGATGGCAAATAAAGATAAAGAACATTTTGGCAAAGTAATAGATTTTGCTCAGAAACATTTAAAATAGGATAGAAGATGGCAAACAAATTTACATATCAGGTTCTAAGAGATACCACAACAGATGCCGTTATCAAATTAACTGGCCAATTTGATGGTGCTTCAGGAAATGAATCAAATACCGCTAGAATTGTAGCCAATACTTTATATGGTGCCTTGGACGCAAATAATGTTCCTTTATATTCAGCTTTAAGCGCTAGCAATACTGCAAAACCTTTTTACAATTTACAAGTAACTTCAGCACAATATTTTGTAAGTATGTCAACTGCTACTCCTCCTGGTTCCGTTGAACTATTTTGGGCAGGAAATACAACCGCAAACAATGCAACTATTTTCTATCTAAACGGCAACGGAGAATATGGTAGCCAACAAAATCCTGCAATTACAAACAATGCCACGAACCCAAATGGAAATTTAGGAATTAATACTTATGGCGTAACTGCAAATACTGCATATACTTTAATTATTTCTTTCCGTAAAGATAACGCTTACTATCAACGTGGTCAGTTTAATGATCCTGCTGCGTTTAACTTTGGCGTTTATGGTATTACTGGTAATAAACAGTAATGAAAGATTTGGTTTTAAAACTTCTATCAAATAAGTTTGTAGAAGCAAAAGACCTGTTAGACGCAAAAATTAATGATTTGTTTAATGAAAAATTAAACGAAATTAAATTAAAAGTTGCTTCAGAATTATTTGAAGATTATGAGTTAGAATGTTATTTGGACGAAAGCACAGAACAAAGTGCCAATGTTCAAAGAGTAGGTAGAGCACGAATAATTAAGTTTCGGGTTCGTAAGGGTGTGGTACAACGCCGAAAGAAATTTTCGGCAGTAAAAGGTTGGACAATTAGGCACGGCCAATTGACCAGAATGATGCCGGCGGAACGTAGAAACCGCCGCATTGGTTCTATGAGGTCAAAAGCTAAAAGGCGTGCTGAGTTACCAAAAACTTTAAGAAAAAGAAGAATATCAATTAGAAAAAGAAGGTCGGTAGGATTATGAAATTAATCAAAGAAATTAATGAGACCGTAAACTACATTACTGAAGGTGCTGACGGTAAAAAGGAACTCTTTATTGAAGGTCCTTTTCTTGTTTCCGAAAAGAAAAACAAGAACGGTCGCCTATACGAATACAATACGATGAAAAAAGAAGTTCATCGTTACACAGAAGAATATATTAATAGACACCGTGCTTTTGGTGAATTAGGTCATCCAGAAACACCAACAATTAATCTAGACCGTGTTTCACATATGATTGTAGGACTCAAAGAAGATGGAACACAATGGATTGGCAAAGCCAAAATTCTTGATACGCCTATGGGTCAAATTGCTCGTCAATTGATTGAAGGTGGTGCCCAATTGGGTGTATCATCAAGAGGTATGGGTTCTCTGAAAAATGTTAACGGTGTTAATGTTGTTCAGAACGATTTTTATCTAGCCACAGCGGCGGATATAGTAGCAGACCCTTCTGCACCTGGTGCTTTTGTACAAGGTATCATGGAAGGAAAAGAATGGATGTTAGTCAATGGTATTTGGACTGAACAGGATCACTCTCAGGCAATTCAACAAATTCGCCGTGCTTCACAAAAAGAGATTGAACAGGTTAGTTTAAATATATTTGAAAACTTCATGAAAAAACTTTAAATATAAATATATCCAATAAATCAAGGAGATTTTCAAAATGGGAAAATTTAATCTAACCGAAGCCGCTAAAGATATTCTTTTAGGCGAAGGTTCTAAAGAAACTTTTGATGCAAATATTGCGTCTAAAAAAGGTCAACGTGGTTCAGACAAACATCCAGACGGTGAAGTTGGTCAGGACAAATTACCTACATCTACCGTAACTGGTCAACAAGATGCAGGCGAAATTGGCCAATCACCAGAAGAAATGAACGATGGCTTGCCACAGTACACAAAAGGTACTCCGTCTGCAACTCCTCCTGGTGCTACTCCTCCCGTAAGCGCTCAAGGTGACGGTGTTGGTGCTTCTAAACCACAAGGTCAACCACAAGAAACAATGGGTCGTTCCGATTTAACTCATACTGCACAAGCTGCTGCAACTAATTACGAAGCAATCCGTGATCGTATTGCTGGTAAATTGGCACCACAAATGATGCAAGCAAATGCTGGCGCAACTTTCCAATCTTACGGTGAAGATGTTGACGCTTTATTGGCTGGTGAAAATCTTTCTGAAGAATTCAAAGCTAAAGCTGCTACCATTTTTGAAGCTGCTGTTATGGCTCGTGTAACTCCAATTGTTGAAGAAGTTGAAACTCAATTGATGGAACAATTTGAAATTGCCGTTGAAGAAATCAAAGAAGATATGGCAGCTAAAGTTGATGACTATCTCAACTACATGGTCGAAGAATGGATGAAAGAAAACGAATTAGCAATCTATTCTGGTTTAAAATCTGAAATTGTTGAAGATTTCATTCATGGTCTCCGTGATTTGTTTGTAGAACATTACATCGATATTCCTGAAGATAAGGTAGATGTTGTTGAAGAATTGACTTCTAAAGTTGAAGAACTAGAATCTTCTTTGAACGAACAAATCAATGTTGCCGTTGAACTCACAAAAGAATTAAACGAACAGAAAAAAATTGAGGCTATCTACACAGCGTGTGAAGGCCTATCGCAGACCCAAGTAGAAAAACTAAAATCGCTCGCAGAGAACGTAGAGTATACTACTCAGGAAGAATTTGATACTAAATTGTCTACTTTGAAAGAATCATATTTCAAAAGTGATGTTGTAGTAGCAAATAATCTTGCTTTAGATGAAGAAGTTGATATTGAAGAAGAAAAGAAAGTTTCTAAATCTTCCGACCCATCAATGGACCTCTATGCTAAAACCATTTCACAAACTTTGGTTAAGTAATTAACCTTAATACATAAAAAAAAGGAAACAAAATGTATTTAACAGAAGAACTACAAAAGAAATGGCAACCAGTTCTGGAACATCCAGAATTAGATGCTATTAAAGACCCATACAAGAAGGCTGTTACTGCTCTTGTTTTGGAAAACCAACACCAAGCAATGGCTAAAGACCGTCAAGCTTTGATGGAGACCAGCGATACAGGTCCTACCAATATCGCTGGTGGCGTTCAAAACTTTGACCCAATCTTGATTTCTTTGGTACGCCGTTCATTGCCTAACTTGATCGCCTATGATGTTGCTGGCGTTCAACCAATGACTGGTCCAACAGGATTGATTTTTGCAATGCGTGCTCGTTACAACACACAAACTGGTTCTGAGGCATTCTTCAACGAAGCCAACACAATGTTTACTGGCCAAGGCTCTGCCAACGGTTCATTCAACAACTACGGTTTCGTAGGTACAACAACTTCTGATACTGCTAACAGCGCTATCGTTAATGAAGCTGCTAACTCCTTCACAACTGGTATTGGTCTACAAACAGCAACTGCTGAGCAATTAGGTGCTGACGGTGCTAATGCATTCCAACAGATGGCCTTCTCTATTGAGAAAGTTACTGTAACTGCACAAAGCCGTGCTCTGAAAGCTGAGTACTCTTTAGAATTGGCACAAGACTTGAAAGCAATTCATGGTCTTGACGCTGAAACAGAATTGTCTAACATTCTGTCTACAGAGATCCTTGCTGAAATCAACCGTGAAGTTATCCGTACCATCTACACTACTGCTGTGTTAGGTGCTCAGTATGGTACAACTACTGCTGGTTATTTTGACTTAGATACCGACTCTAACGGTCGTTGGTCTGTTGAGCGTTTCAAAGGTTTGATTTTCCAAATCGAGCGTGACGCTAACGTTATTGCCAAGCAAACTCGTAGAGGTAAAGGTAACGTATTGATCGTTTCTTCTGACGTTGCTTCAGCAATGGCAATGGCTGGTGTTCTTTCTTACACACCTGCTCTCCAAGCTGACTTGCAAGTAGATGACACAGGCAATACATTTGCTGGTTTGTTACATGGCCGTATCAAGGTTTACATTGACCCATACTTTGGTGGCTACACAGCTAACCAAGAGTTGGTAACTGTAGGCTACAAAGGTTCTAGCCCATACGATGCTGGTTTGTTCTATTGCCCATACGTTCCATTGCAAATGGTTCGTGCAGTAGATCAGTTCACATTCCAACCTAAGATTGGTTTCAAAACACGTTACGGAATGGTCGCAAACCCATTTGCTAACGGTTTGAATGCTTCTAACGGTACTATCAATGCTCGTAGCAATGTGTACTACAGGATTTTTGGAGTGAAAAATTTAATGTGATGTAATATAAAAATCACCTTAGAGTGATATTTGAAAGGACTTCTTCGGAAGTCCTTTTTTTTGGCTCCTAAATAACTATATGACTGCACTATCAAGACTACCTCAAAATACCAATTACCTACAAGCGTCAAAGTTTCTATTGACTTTTGACCGAATAGGTGATGTTCAATACTTTTGTCAATCGGTTAACATTCCTGGTGTCAACCTAGGACAAGCATCTTTACAGACACCCCTTTTAGATGTATTCATTCCTGATAGAAAGATCATTTATAATCCATTTTCTATTCATTTTACTGTGGATGAATCATTGAACAGCTGGCAACAATTACACGCCTGGTTCCGTTCCATCGCAGCACCAACGGGTTTTGACGAAAGGAATAGGTTAACAGCACTACAGAACGCCAATAAGAGTTCAAGTTCCAGTTTAGCCGCTTATTCCGATGCCACTTTGACCATTCTTTCATCGTTGAATAACCCTATTCTCCGTGTGAAATTCTATAATTGTTTCCCCATTACACTATCGGATATTATATTTGATACCACTCAATCGGCCGATGATATTATTACCGCAGATTGTGTATTCACTTTTGATTACTTTGATTTTGAAAAGGCTTGACATTTAATCATTTTTTTGTTATTATAAAGATTTACGGTTATATTTTATTATGGAAAATCTAGAACAAGTATTAAAGTATTGGGAAAAAGACTCAGTTATTGACCAGACAGAACCTGGCAAAGAATTGATTCGTATACCCACACTCCACAGCAAGTATCTCGATATACTCATTAAGCACAAGATTGCCGCTAAGAAGGCACATTTTGATTATCTCCGTATGCGTAAAGTTCGTTTAGACTATTATGGCGGAAGAATGAGCCAAGAAGAACTTGAAGAATACGGATGGGAACCTTTTCAATTTGTTCTTAAATCTGATATTAATGCTTATCTTGAAGCAGATGATAACTTAATCAAGTTATTGGAAAAGAAAGTATACCATGAAGAAACGGTATCTGTTATCGAATCTATTATGAGTGAACTGAAACAAAGAACATGGCAGCTCCGTGAGTACATTTCCTGGGAAAAATTCATTGGTGGACAATGATATAGTACTTTCCAAAAAAAGTGAAGTTTACATTAAGGTAACTTGTGAGAAGCATATTGCTAAAGAGTTATCAGAGTATTTTCAATTTTATGTTCCGGGATATCAATTTGTTCCTGCTTACAGGAACAGAATTTGGGATGGAAAAGTGCGTCTTTTCAACTTACAAACTTCTCAAATTTATTGCGGACTACTGGACTATATCAAACAGTTTTGCGAAGAAAGAGATTATAAGTTAGAAAATGAATTGGATGTTGAAGATGAGTATTCATTATATCATGCCAAAAAGTTTATTGATTCACTAAACATCCATTCCCGTGGTGAACCTATTGAAGTACGAGAGCATCAAATAGACGCATACATTCATGCTATGCAAAAACGCCGAGCGTTGTTATTATCACCAACTGCTTCTGGCAAATCTCTTATCATCTATCTCATCTTTAGACAACTCTGGCAATACCAAAATCTCAAAGGTCTCGTTATCGTTCCAACCACTTCTTTGGTTGAACAGTTATATTCAGATTTTGGCGACTACAATGATGGTACAATGGAAGAATATATTCATAGAATCTATCAAGGTAAAGAAAAGGACACCAACAAACCGTTGACAATATCCACTTGGCAGTCATTATATAAAATGCCAAAAGAATATTTTGAACAGTTTGATTATGTGATTGGTGATGAAGCACATAACTTTAAAGCACAATCACTCACTACAATTCTCACCAATTGTATCAATGCCAAATACCGTATCGGTCTTACAGGAACTTTGGATGGAACCAAAACACATAAACTGGTATTAGAAGGTTTGTTTGGTCCAGTCAAAAAAGTAATTACCACAAATGAATTGATCAATCAACAGTTGGTTTCTCAATTTGAAATTAAGTGTTTGGTGTTAAAACATTCCGATGAAGAGGCAAAATTAGCCAAAGAAATGACTTATGCTGAAGAAATTCAATATCTTATATCACATGAAGCTCGAAACAAATTCATTAAGAATCTTACAGTTAGCTTAGAAAAAAATACTCTTGTATTGTATCAAATGGTTGACAAACATGGCAAAATACTGTATGATATGATAAGAGAAACAGAGAAGATTGGCAATAGAAAAGTGTTCTTTGTCCACGGCGGAACAGAAACTTCCGATAGAGAAAAAATTAGAGAAATAATGGAGATTGAGAATGACGCTATTATTGTGGCTTCTTTTGGCACTTTTAGTACTGGTATTAATATTAGGAATTTGCATAACATTATATTTGCAATGCCTACTAAATCAAGTATTAGAACACTTCAGTCTATTGGCCGTGGACTTAGACAATCCGAAGGTAAAGAAATAGCCACTCTGTATGATATCTCGGATGATCTTAGAATAAATAAACATATAAACTATACTTTAAAACATTTCATCGAAAGGACTCGTATTTACAACGATGAAAAGTTCCCATTCAAAATATATAAGATAGGACTAAAAAAATGATTAAGATTGTCCGTTTACAGAATGGTGAAGATATTATTGGTAACTTGACAAACGAAGATATTGGCAAATTTACCGTGGAAGAACCAATGGCGGTTAACATTGAATATCGTGGTCGAGAAGCAGGACTGATGATGCACCATTGGTTACCTGTACAACTCATCAAGAAGAATGAAATTCTTTTAGAAAATAAAGATGTTCTTTGTATTTTGGAACCTAATGATGAATTTTGTGAATATTATTTAAATACTGTGGAAAAGATTAAAGAGTTGTTATCTGCTAAAAATACTTTAGATGGTTTAGACGAAGAAGAAACTGATAATATTATGGATGCTTTTGAGGAACTATTAAATGATGGTAAAACATTACATTAGGATATGTTTATATGTTCTTCAAACCGGGACATAGTGAATTCTAAAGGTCTGTCAAGCGTTTGTCAAGTAAAAAACTGGTAAAGATGATAACACAAGAATTAATAAAAGAATATCTAAATTATAAAGAAGGACAGTTATATTGGAAGAAACAACCAAATTATGGTATTTGTGTTGGTGATAAATCTGGAACAGTAAATAAACAAGGATATGTTCAAATAAAGTTATTTAATAAACGATATTATGCACACAGACTAATATTTTTTATGTTCAATGGTTATTTTCCACAAGAAATTGACCATATTGATGGTAACAAATCAAATAATTGTATTGAAAATTTAAGATCGGTAACGAGAGAACAGAATAATCAAAACACAAAATTAAGAAAAGACAATACTTCAGGAATTAAAGGTGTGTGTTGGGACAAAAAAAGTAATAAATGGAAAGTCCAAATTGCAGTAAATAAAAAAAATCATTTTTTAGGTCATTTTGATAATATTGATTTGGCTAAAAAAACAGTTGACCAGTTTAGAAAAGAGTATCACTTAGAATATGCTAGGTATGAATAATATGAAAGAAATAAAATGACAGAACCAATACCAACAACCAAGAAGAAGCCAAAGCAATATGTGAATAATGCAGACTTCCTTAAAGCACTTGTTGATTATAAAGAAGGTTGTAAGTTAGCAAAGAAAAATAAAACAGAACCTCCTCCTATTCCTAATTATATTGGAGAGTGTTTTATGAAGATAGCAGAAGGTTTATCACACAAACCCAACTTCATTAACTACACCTATCGTGATGAAATGATGGCAGATGGTATTGAAAACTGTCTAATGTACTTCAATAATTTTGATCCTACCAAGTCCAAAAATCCTTTTGCTTACTTTACCCAAATTATCTACTATGCCTTTTTACGAAGGATCCAAAAAGAAAAGAAACAGACTTATGTAAAATACAAAGCCACCGAACAGATGGGTATTTTGGATGAGTTTGAAATGTTGGAACTGGAAGATGGTACCTCAATGCAGTTTCAAATGTACGACAATATTGCCGAGTTTATTGAAACATATGAAACGGCAAAAGAGAATAAAAAAGCGGTAAAGAAGCCAAAAGGGATTGAAAAGTTTCTAGGAGAGTGATATAATGTACAAAGTTAAATATTATAT